AGTTACGGAAGTAGAAACATAAGTCCAACCAGCAGAATAACCACCTGCTCCACCGCCACCGCCACCGCCTGTTGTCTGTGTGCTTCCCGCACCACCGCCACCAATTACGATTGCATAAACTCTTTTGATTTCAGAAGGGATACCTGTGACTGTTGTTGTTCCTGTTGCAGTAAAAGTTTGTTGCAACTTGAGTCCGTAAGGAGTATCAGTAAATGATGAATTGCTATAAATTGATGCGCTCATAATTGTCTCCTAGTAGAAAAGGTAAAGTATTCCTGCGCCGCCTGCGCCAGCGGTTGCTGGGGAACCACCACCCGCACCACCGCCTCCGCCACCGCCAAGTCCACCAGCGCCACCTGTTGTACCAGAACCCGCAGTACCATTACCTGCAACTCCGCCACCACCACCGCCACCTGCGCCAGCACTTGAACCTGAATTTACACCAGCACCGCCTGTTGTTTGTGCGCCAGTTAAAATGTTTATTCCGTTACCACCAGCACCGCTTATATTGTTAGTGCTTGATGATGCTGCACCCGCACCACCGCCACCTGCTAAACCATTGCCACCATTTCCTGATGTATTTGTTGCTGCACTTGTTGCAGAAGAGTAACCACCACCACCGCCTGAAATACCATCGCCACCTTTACCGCCAAGAGTAATTGAAATTGAAGCAAAACCTCCGCCACCACCGGAACCGTTGGTGCCATTTATTGAACCTGATGTGCCAGCAGCACCACCAGAGATACCATAATAATTTGTTGAACCAGCAGCGCCATACGAACCAGCACCGCCTAAAATACCAGCAGCGCCGTTAGCACCACCACCACCAGCAATAATATTTCCATAACGTGTATAACCACCTGAAGTGGGAGTAAGCCCACCATTTCCACCAGCGCCCACAACACAAGTTGAGTTTGCTAAAGTCCAACCCCAAGCAATTCCACCTGCTCCGCCACTACCACCGCCACCACCAACTGCAATGGCATAGACAAAAGTTATACCAGCGGGAATTGTGACTGATGTATCGCCAGCGTTTTTAGTTTGTTGTAAGCGTAAACCGTAAGGCAAGATGAAATGTGTGTTTGCAAATGGAGTTACTGAATCACCTTGCATACCAGTTGATACAGGTGAACCCGCTTGTCCTCTGCGATTTGGATTAGCCATTAGGAAATCCTGTTTACATAACCTGAAATTGTGATTACTGATGCAGTTGCGGCAAAGGCGCGAGTTGTCGCAGCAGTTGTGCCATCGCCTGTTAGCGGAAGTCCAGCAACGATTAGAACATCACCTGACTGCGGTGCGAGGGTAATTGGCTTTGCGTGTTGTACTGAGCCAGTGCCACCAAATTGAACTGTAAGCAATACTGGTGAAGTTGAAGTGTTATTGGCATATAGCCACACTTCGTCAATGACTGAAGATGAAATTCCTGTTGCGTGGATAGTTGTACCAGTTGAGGCAGTTGCAACGACTGTAATTGGCTGACCCTGCGTTGAGCCTGAAAGAAGTGTCTTTGTAAAAGTTGCCATTTATATTCCTATCCGAACACTTGGTTTGCGAGAATGTTTTGGTCATTAGAAAAATCTACAGAACCGCTACTACTTACAGCAACCCACGCTGAACCGTTGTAAACTCTTAAACCTGTTGTTGTATCGTAATACAAATCACCAGATTGCAAAGTAGGCACAGTTGGAGCACTTGCAGAGGACAAAGCATTTAGCGGAGTTAAAGATTGTCTACTCATAATTGCCTCCCTCTATTATGCTTGAACGACTACCCGATATTGGTTTGAAGTTGGAGCAACGGTAAATAGTGCAGTTATCGTGTTAGTTGTTGCGTGATTTATGTCGCAAAGTACTTCCGCATAAGGTGAGGAATTGTCATAAACCGCTACTGTAACATCGCGTGTTCCAAGGCTGTGAGTAATTGTGTATGAAGTAGCAGAACCGTCTCCAATACTTGTCGCATACTTGCGGACAACAACTGATGTATCAATAGCAGCGGTAACGGCAGCAGAACCGTTAAACGATGTTCCTGTTAGCCCTGTACCTAGAGTTAAAGCGTTTGTTGTATTGGCTGTAACTGTTCCTGATGAGCCTAAAGCGATTGAAGTTCCGTTTACCGTAACTGCTGTATTTGTTAGCGCAACAGTTGTTCCTGAAACAGAGATACCTGTCCCCGCTCCAACATATAGACCAGTTGCGTCAGTAACTAAACCAGAGTTTGTTGGTTTTAGTATAGAAGCGCCGCCTGCTGCTGTTTGCAAACCGCCTGTGGACGTTGGTGCAAAAGTGAAGTTACTTCCTGTAAGTAAAATACCGTTTGAGGCAGTATATGAACCGGCGCTTGAAAATTGTGACCAGTTAATGGCAGTTGTTCCAACAGTTACAGGATTGTTAGTGGTACACACCCAACCAGTATCGGCGAGAGTTGTGCCTTCTTCAACAAATGTAAAAGCGCCAGCAAACTCTGCAGCTGTATCCATATCAGTTGCGCGTGTAGGCGCGCCTGTTGCATTAACAGTATAAATACCGTTTTCAGAAGCAGTTGCCTGATTTTTAATAAGAATTCTGTTACCGGTTGCAAGCGTTACGCCGTCAATTACGCTTGTGTTAGCAAAAGAAGTAGCAAGAGTTCCAGCAGTTGTAGTTCCTGCTCTTACAGAAGCCTTTACATCTAGCCCTTGTGCAACACCATCTACATAAGCCTTTGTTGCCGCATCTGTATCAGCAGTTGGAGTTCCAAGATTTGTAAGTTTGTATGTTGCCATAGACAAGTCTTGTGACGGGGTAAATGCGTGAGTGTGGTCTTGCTTTGAAGGCACAGTACCCGAACCTGCTCCACCAGCGGCACCGCTTATTGCATTAGGAGTTGCAGTACCTAAAGACGGAGTACCATGTGTGTGGTCAGCGCGAGCGTAGTTAGTTGAACTACCGTCACCGCTTGACGCGCCATAAGAAGTCTGTGCTGTTACTGTGCTAAACGCATTTGTCTGTTGCCAAGTAGAACCATTTGAATAATAAAATAAATAATTGTCTGTTGCATAATAAATAGTTCCTGAATCAACCGACCCTGCCGCAGGACGTGAAGCAAGCAAACCAAATAGAACGGCATTACCAATAACTTCCCAACGAGTGCCGTTGTAGATGTACATTTGGTTGTCTGTTGTGTTGTAATATACTTGACCGGCAACAGGAGATGCTGGCGCAGTTGCCAAGTTTTGAATTACCGCATTTTGTAATTCGTTCTTGTTTAAGTCAATGCTAACTAAAAATTTACGAGCCATTGTTATCTCCTATATTATGTAACCGGTGCCAGTGAAGGCACCTGTAAAGGTTATCACCATTTGATTAATAGACGGGTAACTAAATGTGCCTTCGCATTGTGTTCCTGCGCTATCTAGTATTACGGCGGTTGGATAGCCTCCTAAATTGTGATTTATTGTCCATACGCTAGCAGCAATTGCTTGAATGTGAGTGTAAAAAATGTCTGCTGGATTAAAAATACCTGCCGGACCTTGCGGACCCGGACTACTTACTACAATCGTCGCTTCTTGCGGTGTTACTACCAGCGTCGTCGGTTCAATGAGTTGAACAATTACCGTCTCTGTCATCGTGTTACCTGAGCGCTAACGAGTATTTGACCTTGTACCAATCTCGTTACAATGTTTGCCGAAGATGTTATTTCTAAATCGTAATAGTAATACCCGGCCACAATGCTTCCGGTTTGTGCAGCCGTCGCGTGTACTGCAATCGTTCCGGTACTTCCTGTAATTACTATTCCCCCGGCCGGACTTGTCAGGCTTAACGCCGTTGTAGTATCGCTAGGTAATGAGCGTAGTTGTAGCGCAGCTGTGTAGCCGGTGATGTTTATAGGCGTATTTGTTGTTGTATCTTGGTAAACGAAATTAATGTACCAATCTGCGCCCTGATTTATAGATGTATCGTATTCGACCGCCACGTTTACCCCTTTAGTTCAGCGCTAATCATAGCGGTTCCGCACTTGAAACATTTTAACGCACTTTTCGGCATAGGTAATCCGCACCCCGTACAGAAATTAGCGAGCGCCGTAAAGTATGTGGCCGCGCTGCTCGTTCCAATCAGGCTACTAAATCCTTGCACCATCGCGTCTAATCTGTCAGGTGAGTCCGGGCTATCCGGTGTCCAAATTGTCATTTGCTCTTCTAGTTTGTCGAAATTGCCGACGTGTTTAATCCTGCCCTGTTCATACATTGCCGCTACCGGCTCGGCTCGCAATTTTTTTCCTATATGCGCTCGCACTTCCTGAATCGGTAGGCTCATATCTACTTGGCGTAATACCGCACTTACCATGTCTCCTCCCTGATTAACTTCTACGAGGATTGAATCCGCTTTATGCGTGCGGAATACTTCTACCGCTTTCTGCGCCCATTCGTTCGGGCTTCCCTTAAATGAATAATCAGCAATTACGTATCCGTTGCCAGCTGCGTCGCTACCTAACACGATAATTCCGGTTTCGTCGCTGTCTTTTGTATTAGTTACTGCCGGGTCAATGCTTACCGCCAGTCTTGCCAATGGCGGTGCGCTTTCTACTCTGTTTCGGTCAATTACTCCCTTTGTCCATAGCGCGCCTTCTACGTCATCTAATATTTCGCCATATAACTCTTGCCGGCCGAGTCTAGTTCCGTTGTATCGAGCTTGTAATTCTACGAGCGCGCTAGGTGCAAGGTTAGCCGCGTTATCAAACGTCGAGCCTCTTACTACTCGTACGGTTCCGTCGGTCTTGGCCGTTAGTTGTCTAATCAGCGGGATAGGCCGAGGAGTTGTAGTGATTACGGTTTTTGGGTGGTCGCCTAACCGTAATCCGAATTGCAGCTGGTCGTATGTCTCCGGGTATCTCCATGCCGCTAATTCATCGCACCATGCGCCATGATGTTGCGGACCACGCAATCGGTCAGGTTCGTCAGCTGAAAATAACTTTATGCGGCTACCGTTTGTTAATTTAATGTCTCCGGTAGACCGGTTGTAATATTCCAGCGCTCCGTATTGGTGCAGTATCGGTATTAGCCCTGATTCTCCCTCAGCGCATGTATCTCTTACGTCACCGAACGTAGGAGCAATTACCGCCCAGCGTGTCCAATTTTGCGTTAGCGCTTGCCACACTATCCATTCCGCTGCAGTACGTGTTTTACCCGCTCCACGCCCCGCTAGGTACAGCCAAACCGACCAATCGTTATCCGTCGTTGGTAATTGCTCGGGTCTCGCTAAGACCGCTTCCCACGTTGCCCTGCGCGCCGCGAGATTGTCTAATGAGTTCAATAATTCGGGCTGTGTGTTCAACGAGTTGCTGACCCTCATATACCGTTACCTCCGCCTGTATCTTCGTTGGAGCGTCTAAGCCTAATAGCCGCGCTCTTCGGTCTTGTATTCGTAATACTGTGTCAATCGCTCTTAGTTCGCCGTCTTTTGCCTTATTCCATATCCCTAACTGCATTCTGTCCAGCCGGTCTAATTCCACATCTCTTAGCTCTTCTAGGTTCGGCCTTACCATTCGCTCTGCAGCTCGCTGGTACATCTTGTACGCCCCGCTAGCGTTGCGGTATCCCACTTCCGCCGCAATCTTCTCCCACGTTACCCCGGCGCGTCGTAATTCAATTATCTTCAATTCCTTCTCCAATACTGCCGGAGATGGTGCATTTTTCCTGCTCATACGTTTCCTTTTCCTTTGTATAAACAGTCTGCCATAATCTGAGTAATTTCGCTACTTGTCTTATTCCCCGGTAGGTAAATTGCTTTGTACTCTTCGGCTAGGTTTCTGTGTTTAGTGGCTCTTCCTTTAGCCCATGTTAGGTTTTGCGTCTTACCTGTTTCGGCGCTTCTTGCCTCTCTTCGTGCAGCTGCCGTCTCGTTATCTGTGTTCAGGTAGAACAGGTATAGCGTTCCGTAGGTCTTTGCTAAGTCGAAGTATGTCCGGCTTGCCAGTCTGTCGCCTTCTCCGTAAATTGTTGCCTCCGCGCTCGCGTAAAACTGTGGCATAAGTGTAATTACGGTGTTACCTAGTGTGTCTGTACCGCTGAAATGTTGTCTATCCCAGCCTAATGAGTAAATCTTTCCTAGTTTTGGCGCTTCGTATTCCTGATACTTGAACGGTTTGTCATACATATTTACCTTCGCCCAATCCTTTTGAAATTCTTTTGTTAGGGTTGTTTTGCCGCTTCCCGGCTGCCCTATTAGGTAGATAGTGTCCATTTCATCGCCTCTCGCTTTGGTGCGTTGCCTACAATCCAGAATAATGATGTTCCGTCAGGGTCGTTATACCAATCGAACATTCCCGGATTTCTCTCCATGTAATGTAACGCCTTGCCTTCGTATGTCGGGTGGAAGTCAATCCCGCTTTTTCTAAATGGCATTTTGTCGCCGTACGAACTGAACTTAGTTGAGTGCAGGTCGTAATGTACGAGCAGTATTTGCCCGTCAGTCTGATGTTCGTCTTCTAGGTCTTTATGGTGCATGTATTTACGTCTGTACTTGTCTCGTATTACTAGCCCAGTTGCGCGTTCAATCTTGGTTAATCGCTCTTCAATCATTTTTAGCCTTGTCGGACCGATACCGAATAGCGTTATTTTCTTTATGTTTGTCTTGTATTTAGCGAGGCCGTATAAAACGCTGACGCAGCTGTTGCAGCTCCCGGCAGTTATGGCTAAGTGCGTTATTTCGTCGGGAATGTTTTGTACTTGGTATGCCCCTACTTCGTGGAACGCTCTTACGTCTTCGTCTGTAGCGTTATCGTCTACCGTTATCCCGTAATTGAGTTTGTAATAGCCGCTGTACTCCGGCGTTTGTAACAATTTCGTTACGTTGCTCTGTATCCCCGGGTTATACGCCACTTTGCCGAACACGAACTCTGCTCCTGCATCTTGCGCTATTGCTACGTTTTCGTGTTTAATCGCTGTCTCCGGCTTTGTGCCGCCTAGTACGCAGGTAATTGGAATGTTGTAATGTTTTGCGACTAATGCCCCCATGCTTAATTGCGGACTTAGCACGCTTGCTCCGGTGATAATTCCGGGTACGTCTAATTGACTTATCAGGTGTAGCAGTTGTCGCAGCTTGCTTCCGTTTATGCCGCCGTAACCTAATGGCGCGAAGTAATCTTCTCTTTTCCAATATATTCCGTCGCGTAATTCCACCGGCGTTAGCGTATACATGTGGTCTTCCCACTTTGTATTTTCTCTGTTTATTCCTAGCGTCGGGAATATTGAATCGTTCATAGCCATTCCTTTATTGTGCCTTCGTCTACCGCGTTATTGTAATCGTTTGCGTACTCCGGGTATTCCTTATCCATCATAATTACCTGCCCTGTAGTGCGGTAATGGTTTTGTTTAATCGGGTGTAGGCCGAGGTCTTCCGGGCTATCTTCTATACGCAGGTGCGCCGGTAGGCAATCTTTTCTTGCTTGCCAAAATATACTTAGGTCTTCCTCCGGCCAATTATCTTCGTTTTTCTGTATGCGCCCGGCCAGCATGTCGTTATACACATTTGGGTATCGTCGGTTAGGCCTATGCCAGCTCTTGTATGTGCAAAGTGTAGATTCTAAGGTGAAGTATGAGACGTCGTATTCCCATGGCTTACCCTTTGCGCGCTCTTTAGCCGCAATCAGTAGGTCAGCGCCTTTGTTTTCTAGCCCTTGTAACAATTCGTTATCATATTTTCCGTCGAATTCCGGGTTAGATTTATGCCAGTCGTATCTATCTAACCCTGCCACTATGCATAGCCCGTTGCGGTGCGAGCGCGACCCGTTTATGTCATCTATAAATAACGTATTGCAATCGAACGGTACTCCCATAATCCGTACGTATTCTAAATATGAAAATGTGCTGAGCCGGCCGAACGTAGCAATCTTGCTTGCTTCCTGCCACATCGCGCTAAATCCTTTTGCAGCTGTCGCGTGCCAATAATCCTTTTGTGAGTCTCCTACGAGCGCTAAGTAACTGTGTATTGCGTCTTCTAGTGACTTTTTATGGTATCTCCGGTCAGTATCGAACTCTAAGCGCGGGTAATTGTCTATGTAGAATTGAATTAACTCTTTATGCTGCTCCGGCTTCGGGAATCGTTTATGCAATATGTAACTTGTCACCGGGTTTTGTGTATTGCCGTTGAGGAACGCAAACCATAACGCCTCTTCGTCGTTCCATTGCAATTTATCTTTGAGGTAAGGCATCAGGTAATACACGCAGCCCGGGTGTGAGCGGTAGCGCAGATGGAATTCGTAAAAGTCTTGGAATACTTGCTCTCTGTATTCCGGCTTTCTGTAGTCTATTCCCACGCGTTAGCCGGGTTTTTTAGTTGTTCGGCCATTTTATCCTCGCGCTTTGTGCGGTTCTCTGCTCCTTTTGCTGTTTCTACTGCAAACGTGAAGCAATCTTTCATTCCGCGTAATGCGTAATAAACGATTGAGAACCTGTATGCATCCGGCGCTGTTTCTTGCATAGGTGTTACGCCATGCACATACTTGTATCCCGGGAAGAATAAGACCCAGCCATCTCTGCACGCGCACGTTAGCGCGTATTCCGGGAAGTGTAAGTAACCCCCGCGCATGTTGCGTCGTACTACCGGCATTGCACTCCATGTAGCGAAATTAAATCCGTCTCGGTGGTATGGCAGCGTTGAGGCTTTGTTTACTACTCCGCTTGTCCATAGCGCATCGTCTGTCATCTTCCATTCGTTGCTTATGCCGCTGGTCTCTAGCGTCTTCGCGTCAGCTTCGAATAGGTGCGGTGCAAATTCCTTAAACATTTCTCCGAACTTTTTTGCAAACGCTACCAATACTGCATGCTCTTCCGGTTGTTCGTTAGCCAGCGTTGTAGTGCGGCAGCTTTCTCTGCGTTGAAATACTTTGCGCGGAGCCATGCCAAATGTCCGGGATTGGTTTTCCATTCCCGTACTTGCTCGCTTTGTAGTTCCGTATTTAATCCCCATGACCGAGCGCCGTAGCAGGTTTACTTCATCCTCCATCGGCATATACGCGAGGATTGGCTCCTCTGTTTCGTCGTCAATAAATAGCGCAGCGGTGCGGCAGTTAGGTTCTAAGTCCATTACCCTTACGCCGACTAATTCCGTTGCTTCCTCAGCGCTCATTACGCGCTTTACCCGAATTACCGGTAGGTCTGCTAATTTCATTTGGGAGCCGTTTCGCCGTAGTTTTCTTCCAGCAATTTTACCAGCGCGTCGGAGTTGCTTTGCGCCCCGCTCTTTAGGCGTTGCTTTCCCAGCTGCTCAATAGTCCAGATATAGACATGGTTTTCTAATTCCACCATGAATACCTTTGTATCTACCGCCTTGTATCTCTCTGCCAATCCTTCAATCTGCCCTGCAATCTCGTCTAGGCTGTTAGTTTTGATTGCCTCTTTGACGCTCGGCGTTTTTTCTTCTTCAATCTTTGCCAATACATCATCGAATTCATCATCGCCATATCCGGTATGTTCGAGGTTATCCAGCCGTTCCAGCAATTCTAACAACGCGTTATTGTCGTATCCGCTGAGGTCGCTCGTTCTATTGTCTATCAACACAATCTTTGCCGCTGTCTCCGGGTCTGCCTCAATATACGTTACGTCAATCTCTTTCCACCCGAGCGATTTTGCAGCTGCGTATGTGTGGTTACCGACCAGTATTTCATTATTTACACTATTGACTACTATCGGTTTATATTGCCCGTATTCCGTTAATGATTCAGCAATTAGTTTTACGTCGCCTTTGCGTGGGTTTTTAGGGTAAGGCTTAAGTGTATCTACCGCTACTTTTACTGCGTTCATTCCGGCGCTTCCTCTCCTGAAATCTTCTCTATAAGTCGTATTAGCGCTTCGGTATTAGTGCCGAGGTCGTTCTCATTTCTAAATTGTTCCAGCTTCTCCGCAACCCATGTATATTGCACTTTTTCATAATCAAACATAATAATTCTTGTAGTCCGGTCATTGAGGCTTTCCTGCCATTCGTGCAACGTCTTACCCATTACCGTATTACGTAGCGTACTTTCCGGTGCGTCAAATAATTCTTTGAGTCCGCGTAGGTCTTTATCTGTATACCCGGTCATGTTTATATCTGTTAATGAATCTAGCAATCCGTAGAGCGCTCCGTCGTCGTAGCCTCCCGCGTCGCTAGTCCGGTTATCCATCAGCACAATCTTTGCGGCTGTGTTTGCGTCTACGTCTACGTATGTTGCTGCAATCGTAGGCCAACCGAGTTTGAGCGCAGCTTGGTAAGTGTGATTACCCGCCAATATTTCGTTAGTGCGTTTATTGACTGTAATTGGTTTGTATTGGCCGTATGTTTCTAGGCTTTCTGCAATTAAATCTATATTGCCTTTACGCGGGTTATTCGGATAAGGCTTTAGCGTTATTAGCGCCACTTCTTGTATCTGCATTTGAGGCCTCCGACTCTAACCTTAGCAAGAATTCTGCTTCCTGTGTAATCTCAAGACGCGCGTCTAATAAATCATCTAATGCTGACAATAATATGTTTCTTCGCTCCCGTTCCATACCCGGTAGAGCCAGCATATTTTGTACGTGGCTCATCGCTTCATCTAGGTCTTCTAGCGAAACTAATTCCGGTATGACGATAGCCATACCGATAGATTAGCGTTGCTTACGCAGTTCGCGCTTGGCCTTGTATGCCTCTACTTCGGCGCGCTCGTAATACACATTACGCCATTCCCTGCGCTTCCATTGCAGCGTTTTGCGGTGTTGAATCTGCCGTAGATTGTTAATCGTAATTCCGAGGTATTCGGCTACCTGTTGAGAACTCATTTCTGTGAATTCGACTTCTTTGATTACCATGAAGGCATTTCTACCTTCTCTTCGACGTATTTAGTCTTTGCAGCTTGCGACTTGGCTATTCGTGCAATCTCTGTTCCGGTAATTTCGAGGCCGGTTACTGTCTTGCCGTCTTTGTTTGTATACGTACTTTGCGACAGCATTCCGGTCAATAAAACTGAGTCGCCCTTACTGTAGTTATCTACAATTCCCTCTGCTTTTGAGCCGAAAAATGTAACGCGATACCACATAGTTTCGCCGTCTTCCCACGCTTGCGAATTTTTGTTTTTCTTGCGCGGTGTATGCGCTACTGAGAAACTAGCAATAGCGAGGTCTCCCGCGAATTTAATCTCAGGCTCGCTTCCAATGTTGCCTTTAGTTGTTATGTTATTCATGCGCCTTCTCCTCTAAGTATTTAATACTTCCGTCGTCTAATAGTAATGCGAATCCCGCATTACACAAATTAATTGGCTGCTCATGCGGCTCTTGCCAGCTCGGTGTCATGTATCCGTTTTGCTCCGCCCATTCCGGGTTTAGGTGCACACTCTCTGTCTTCATGTTATGGCACCCATGATGAATCGAAATTAGATTAGCCGCTGAGTCTTTGCCCCCTCTTGACTTTAATTTTCTATGGTGTAGCGCCATGCTTTCGCCGGCTTTTCTGCCACACACTTCGCAATACCCGTTAGCGCGTTCTTGGACAATCCTCACTAGGCGTTTGTCCATCGCTGCTCCTCAATACCATGCGTTACCCTTCCGGGATTGCGCTTGCCAAAATTCCCACGCCCTGCAAGGTGTGTTGTAACGCTTTGTTATGTAGCGTAATCCGGCCGTAATCTGAATACTAGCCGCTTTTGGTTTGTAAGGGTAGTTGTAATTATCCCATGTCTGAGGCATAAATTGAGCAATACCGAACGCGCCCGATGACTTATTATGAGCCTTCGGGTTCCAATGGCTTTCATGCTCCCACAGTTGCTCTAGGCAGCTGTATTCGCGTTTGCTCTTCCATTGATTCATTACCAGCGCGTGCGCGTATTGCTTCGGGTTAATCTGCGCTAGTTGTTCCACAGTCACCGTTAGCGGTATTGCAACGCCGGGTATAAATGAATGGCAAAGTCCAACCAATATGGCCGTTACGAGGACTTTACCCCGTAATCCTATACCTCTGCCTTCCGCCCTTTCTTACAGGCTTCGCAGAGTTGTTCTCCGTAGTGCCATGCGCCGTAAGCGCACCGGTTAATCATTTTGTCATTGCTATTCATTTTCGTTCCCCTTTGCGGTGATAGCGAATAGTGCATAAATTCTATCTGTAATTTTAGGTTTAGCGGCCGAGTCGAAAGGTGTTCCCCGGCCGCTAAAGGGAGCGCAGTACCGGCTAGGCGTGGATTAGGGCTGCCATTATGACCGGACTTAGCGGAATGAACGCCGCTTTAACGCTCGATTGTCCTAAATTGCTCTTCCTGTATTTCTCTTTCTTCAATCTCTTTTCTCAGCTTGCTGACGAGGTATTGCTCTTCGGCCGGCATTAAAAACGACTCCAATACGCTATCTAGGTTTACCAATACCGCCCACATCAGGCCGGCATCTTTGCTGCGCGCGCCCTTGCGAAGCATCTTTGCAGAGGTAATCATAAATTCACGTATCATTGGGTCGTAATCTTTTTTCATTGGACTTTTCTTGCTCCTTCGGGTGCTAGTTCCCACATCGCCGAGTTTAGCGCTTCATAGTCCAGTTGCGCTGAAATCCAGTTGATACGGTCAGGCGTTTTCTGTGTGTCTAATCCTGAGTCCGCACAGAAATCTATGTATGGCCGCTTGCCTTTGTAATCCTTCATGAACGCTACCGCCGCTTTATAGGTCGGGTAATCGTTACCTATATGTAGCATTACGTTCCAGCTTGCGTAATTCTTCCAGCCGTTATATGTCTCTTCACTCATCTTAGCGCCCCGTAACTGAATAGCGGTATGAGGCTTCGTCTTCTTTGCGCTGGTCGTTTTCTTCCGGCTCCGGAATGTTGAGTGCCTCCGTAGCCTCCGTATGGCAGCATGGCGTAATAGCAAATTCGTTTGCTACGTCGTATAGCAGCTCTGTAATCTCCCATTTGTTTTTACCTTGATTGCACCAACCGCATTCGAATCTGTCTGTGATTTCTACATATTGAATCTTCGCGAATTGCGCTGCTTCGGCGATTGTTATTTTCCGATGTTTGTTGCAATCGTCTGAGCAGCTTTTGATTTCCCATTTGACGCATAGCGAGCAAGGGCAAATGAGGTTATGGTTAATCGGTGTCCGGACTATGCCAATCGCTTGGCTCAATCCTTCTAAATAACTGAATGGGACTGTCATGCCGAATTCCGGGTGAATCTTTGTTTGTATAAATGCTTCTATTTCTGCGCCGATTTTTTCTCTCAGGTCAATCTCTTCGCGTTTCATTACTTGCCTCCCTTGATTACTTCGTCAATCATCTTTGAGCAGCTGCCGTAGCCGAGAGCGTTACCGCCTTCACCGACGTAGCATGTATCCCTAGTTGCGTATGTAAACAGGCTGAGCAGGAGCGCTAGGGCTATTCCTGCCACAATTCTGCGTCGTATAACGTACTTGCGTTCCATTTTCATTTGTCGCCTTTCTTAATGATTTCATCATGCATAAATAATCCGATTAGAGCCAACGCCGCAATAGGCGCTCCGGCTAATAACAATATCCACATTTACTTTGCCTTACAGTCATGGCCGTAAGCCCATTCGTTAGCGTCTTTGTCTTTAGTTAAATCGAATACGCGTGAGCATTCCGGGCATTTTGCCTTAGTTTTAATAATGACAATCCCTTTGCCGTCGTCAATGAATCTACTCATCGTGCGTACCATGCCTCTACTGTTGCGGCGTTAAGCGCGCCGCGATGTCCTGCTAACGCTAGGCGTACTGCATCTACCGCGTTTTGTGAGTACCCGCCGATGTTCCATTTAATTACTTTGTCAGCTGGGAATACTTCGTCGTATTTCCAATCGTAAATGTTTGCTGTAGTACCCAATACTTCGGGTTGCACTTGGATAAATACTCCCCAATTATGAAATACCTTGTAGCCGTCATCGCCGTTACCCGGCGTTCCGAATACTTCGGTTAATTCGGCGCGTGTAGCATAAACATAACCTTGTAGGCAGCTGCCAGCGATTTCTGTAGTGCGTTTGATTTTAATTGTAAGAGTAGTCATTAGTTTGCCTCCGTTTTATTTATTTTTTGTTCTAGCCATGCGATGTCTTCGTCTGCTCCGCTAAATTGACCCAATCGTTCAATCAACTTAATCAGCTGCGTTTTATCTTTCATCATTAACTGTCGCACTCTTTCTGCGCGAATTGTTTTCATTGAGTCTAATAATTCTTTTTCTGTTCTCATTAGAACGCCTCTCTATATCCGGCCGCTGCAACCTCGGCTTTTGCAGTTTTATCGGAACGCGCAATAAACGCATTCCAACATTGGCGGCAAACGCCGACCTCCAACCAAATGAGGCCGTAGTCCGCGTGCTTATAGGTTTTCCATGCGCGGTCGCAAGCAAATCCGCATTCGGTGCATTTAACGATTTCTACTGTAGCCATTAGTTTGCCTCCGCTTCGAACATTAAATACCAGCCATTTTCGTCGCCTTCGAATCTCCATGTACCGCCTATTGCTTTTTCGTTTAGACGGATTGCAGCGTTCCATGCTGACCGGTATGTTGCGTAATACATGGTTTCGCCTTTTTTGTTTTTGTAAATAATCTCTGTTGTATTAGTCATTAGTTAGCCTCCGCCATGAGTGAGCGCATTTCTGCGGCTGCTTCTTCGATTGCGTAATCGAGGTTATCGAGGTCAGCGATGTAACCAGCGCGGTATGAGTGATGAGTTTCTGCTTGCTCAATCTTGCCGCGCCATAATTCTTTAACGCCGTCAATCTTGTATACGTGGTATCCGGCCTTTGACTTCATTGGTGTGATTACTGCGCCAGCTTTGATGATTGACTTGCTGAGAGCGTTTGCTGAGTAATTGTCGTCAAAAATTTTATTGAATAAATCTTGGCTAACTTCCTGCGCAACTGTTCCGGCTTCTTTGTCGAGAGTGATAATGTCTAATCCGCCGCCATCAACGTATACTGCAAACTTGATTCGCTTGTAAGTAACGATTGTTGCTGTACGTGTTCCCTGTGTACCAAGTGCTAGTGCTGCTATTGTTTTTTCGTACTGTGTCATTTGTTTGCCCTTCGGTTGGGAGACCTTGCTGGTCTCTGTTAGGGCTAATTCTGCCTTACTGTTTGTAATTTGTCGCCCATTGTGCCAACTTTTTTTAATTTATTTTTATTTTTTTTCTACTCTAACTTCGAGTCCGGGAGTACCACCATAAATCTTCATGGCATGTATTTCAGTTACTTGTCCATCATCACCATAAGCGACTGATGTAAGCGCATCCATCGCAGCTCTTGTCAGCTTGTCTAAATCCGGAGCCACACTTGGCTCTGCTCTTTTTACTGTTTTAAGTCGCGGCATAATAAATAGCAGCGTTAATTTCATCGCACCTTCTTCGGGTTTGCAGCCGGCTAGTGTTGCTTCCCACGCAATCGTGGAGCGCCATACCGCGAGCGCGCTACCTTGCGAGTGCAGCACTCTTCCGTTAATTACCTTCATGCTTCCTTGCGGAACCGGTAATCCATTTACTCTAAATTCAATCACGCTTCTACTGTTACTAGACCATTTACGATTGCTGTTCCAGCTGTATGTTCATCGTCTAATAAAAATAAATCATAGGTACCGATTGAGTCCGGACCCATAATGCCTTTAATTGTCCAGCGCTTAGAATTGAGAATTACGCGGTCGCCAAATTGCAGCTTTGCCGCTTCCGTTACTACAAGTGTTGCCATGTATTCACCTCCCTTTTGGGTTGAGATTACGTATTAGTGTAACCCTTACGGATAATCTGAGTCAAACCCTTTTCAATAAATCTTTTATGTACTCCGGCATCGGTACTGCGTTTTCCCTTGCCCTCTCGTCCAGCTCTGCAAGCCGTTTGCCGGCCTCTGTTTCCCGGGCTGCCCTTTCCCTAGCCGCGACCATTTCCTGCGCTCTGAGAGCCTCCGGAGTCAGTTTGCGGGGTGGTAGAGGTTCATCTAGCCATCTCTCTGCGTTAATCCATGTTGCCGGGTGAGGTGTGAACGTCTCGTCACGGTTAGGGTCAGAGGCAAATCGCTGCGCACCTTCCGTCGCTGCCAGCTGCTCCTCAACCTTTAATTTATCCCACGCTTTTCGGGCTGCTCCCTTTGCTGTTTTTCTTGGATATGCCTTCCAAAATAAATCAAACGTATTGGGTGTTTCTAAGGGTGTTTCTATAGGGTGTTTCATAGGTCGTGAGAACCGGGTCGTAGCCGTCGCGAGTGCCGGGTCGTTCACGTCGTCAATGTCGGGTCGTACTTCTTTGCGAGCCGGTGATTTGTCGCCCCGTAACTTACTCATTACTACTGTATATCGGTGCGGCCGCCGGTCATCTCGGCAATTAGCCGACCCGCCTCCCCGCTTCTCTACCCAAAGGTAACCTTTTGACACCAGTTCATTTATTGTCCGTTGGACTGTTCGCACGTTGCAGCTTGCCCGGGTCGCAATCGTTTGCTGACTCGGCCACGCGTTATCCCCTTCGTCACTTGCGTGGTCTGCTATCACCAACAAAATCATCTTCTCGGTAGTAGGTAAATTCGTTCTCCACACTTCGCTCATCACTCGTATACTCATTTGCCATTGCCTCTATCTTTTCTATAGAAATCCCGAATTGCTGTAATTCCTCTGTTGCCTTTTTCCTTAGCGGCGAAGTGTGCCTGACTTTCAACGCATTTCGCTCTTTTGTCAATAAGCCGCCCCACACGCCATAGTTTTCATGTCGCATTCCGTAATCGAGGCACGCCTCTAAAATCGGACACGCACCGCAAATCCTCCGTAGCGTATTTGCTCCTATTAGTTGCATAGCCGAGCGCTCCTCTTCGACTACGTAAAATAGGTGCGTAGGTGCGCCGCGACATTCGGCTTTATCCCAATTTACTTCGCTGTACCCTGACAACCTATTTCCCCGCTCGCGTCGTAGTAATTGCAATAATTAGAGCAGAACCCCGACCATTTCTCCGGAGCCGGCGGCTCGTTTGCAGCTGCTTTTGCCTTGACTTCATTTAGCCATTCTAACGCCGTTAGCGCAACGCTCTCGTCGTATGGCTCCCGGTGCGAGCGTATCTCTGCCATCTCCCCGTCACGCGGTACTGCAACCAATGAAACTTCTTTTACGTCGTATCCATTCTTGCTCAGCAGGTATCCGTACAGCTGCACTTGCCATCTTTGCTGGTCGCTCGGGAAGTAACGTAGGCTTTTCTTCTTTGTGGTCTTCCAATCCACAACGAGGCCAATGTCTTTAATGTATAAATCACAATGGCCTTTTAGCCCTTCATACTCGAACGCCTGTTCGATTATGAAGTTATCGCCAAACGGGTCTTCTCGCTTAATTGCATCGGCAATCCCTGAGTGTATAAACGTACCTAATATGGCCGCTAGCGCTTCGGTCTCCGGATTTGTCTTCGGCGCTTCTTGCAGCTGGTAGTAAACCTGCCGGCGACAACCACCAATACTTGATGGACCGATTTCTACCTGCTTGCTCCGGTCTCTGTTTTTATCGTAAGCGTTCAGGCTCTTGCTCAGTAGGTCATTTAAGTTAATCATTTGCTTTCCAAATCGTTAGTAGTAATACATCAGGATTAGTTGGGTCTAGATTGAATTGTTTAGCCACTTCTTGTCCTATAACGCTCCTCCAATAATGTTCGAATTCGCGCGCTAATACTTCATAAGCATTTACTGACGTTCCGCCATCTACGTTTTTTACTCCTGAGTTATGGATTACTACGTTTAGCGCATCTAATTTAATGAACGCGAGCGCTTGGTCGTATAGATGTATTCCTTCAATCATGCATCTGTCCGAAGAGTTTTAACGCTTGTCTAATCTGCTCTTCGGTTAATTCCGGGTGCGTTTTTTTATATGCGTCAATAAATGGCTGAGCCAAGTCTTGAGTTAATTTATCTTTTTCTTCACTCATTTGCAATCACCGCAATAGTTGGTCGCTCGTATGTTTTCAATGTTGACATAGTAATCTTTAGCGCAATGTATACAAGTCACCCAAGCCATCACATTAGTTTTTCGATAAAAAGGATTACGAATTTTTATCATGCTACCTCCATAGATGAGCGCACCGACGTTCCAATACTGCGTGCAATCTCTACCTGAGTTTTAATTCGGCTTGCGTTTGCTCTTGCAGCTTTGACTTGCGCCTCCGCCATCGCGACCCGTAGGTGCAGCTCTTCGTTATCTATCAGCGCCATATCTTCGCGCTCGCTGACGGTGTAATTCTTTCCGGTGGGAGATGACTTGGTGCTGTAGGTCATGCGGCTTCTTGCAATCGCTATTTCATATTGCGCCTTGTAAGAGTTGTAATGACTTTCTACTTCTACCAATTCGCTGTGACTTTCGTCAATCTCTTTGCTCAGGTCGTAGAGTCGTTTTTCAATCTGCGCCGGAGTAACTACTGCATTACTCATTTGCCATTTCCTCTTCGTCCAGCTCGCTTACGCTTTCCGCTACGTCTGCCATGCTAGGTGCGACCCGTAAATCCGGTTTTGCATTAGCCGCTTTATTTTCATACTCTAGCAATTTAGCCACGTCGCTTGAAATACTGAACGTATCCGGGCTGAGTATGTATCCAGCTTCGTCTAATCCTCTAGCCACTTTGATTGCGTCTAGGTCTAAAGTTTTCGCTAGGCGTAGCACGCTTACTTGCTGATGGTTAATAGTTACAATCCAACCAATCTGAGGCTCGAACTTCTTTGATTTGTCGCTCATAATTTTCCTCCACAATGTTTGCATTCGTTTTGCTTTTTATAGTCGCTTACTTCTCTTCCGTCGATATGCTCCTCTGTTACGTATATTGAGCAGCGGTTACGCTTTTCTTTTAGTCGGAAGATAAATCCTTCTTTATGTAAAATTGAAAGTGAACTACTGCATTGACCTGCGTGCCAGTTTTCAATCTCGCTTAATTCTTTCCACGTTAGGCCGCGCTCTTCTTGAGTGCGTACCCTGTGTAGCGTTATGCTCTGCCTTAGTGATGTTGCTCCGTTAGCGTCTTCCTGTACTGCGCGCTCCCGGCTTGCGTCGCTTCCCTTCCACCCGCTAGTACCTGCATACGGTGTTAGAGGTAATGTCAGCTTGCTCATGCTATTTGCTGCACTCTCGCGTTTAGCGCGTCTTTTAGCGTAGTACCTTCTACCGGTGCGTCGAGGATTGCTTTATGTATATCCCAAATCTTTCGCGCTTCTTCTAATGTGCTGGCAATCATCGCTTCGCTTATTGCCATCTTTGCTAGTGCCAGCTCTTCGGCGCTCCAAGTCTTTGCAGCTGTGATTGGTTTGCGCGGCTCTTTACCGTATCGCTCTACCTTTTCCATTTCTTCTCTGCTTGGTCGCTTACCCTGCGACGCATATCCGCAGTTGCTTAAAGAACGCCCGATTGACGAGGTCTCACAGTTTTCAAGCGCCGACGTACGATTTACCGGTGACGCTCCGACAATCTCTTCGGCGTACCCGGTTGCAGTAGGGTTAATGTCATCTTTGTCGAAATAAATCTCAGAGTAAACAATAAAACTTCGTTCATCTCTGTATTCGAGTTTTGTAAATACCCGGCCATTCGGGTGGTCTTTCCAGAATTTTGTTAATCTGCTTTCAACTGTCTCGTATGATTCGAGGTCAAATTTTCCAGCCATTTACTATGCCTTCTTTCGTTTTGGGTTCCCAGTCGGAACCTGTTAGGGCTAATCTTGCCTTACTTTCTGTAATATGTCGTTTGTTTCGTAATCTGAGTTTCTGCGTGTCGTATGAGAGGATTACCCCATGACAACCCTTATAGCCGTACAGCATGATGATTGGTGTTTGATTGCCGGAGATACGCAAACTACTTCTTACCACCTATCCGCTGACTGCTCTCCAATGGGTAAAATTGCGCAGAACGGTAAGTACCTTGTATCCGCTGCCGGTTTAGTCCGAGGCATGAATCTTATCCAGCACGCCTTTGCTCCTCCGGCTCCGCCCCGTTCCAACCTTGATAGATTTATGGTTAATACCTTTGTGCCAGCTTTGCGTAAATCTTTTATAGTCAATGGCTACGACATGAAAGATGATGGCGACGTTGCCTCCCACGATAATGAGTTTCTTATCGCCGCTAATGGCGTTTTGTACCTTGTAGATGAGGTCTATGGCGTTGAGCGTACTTCTAATCGCCTTTACGTTACCGGCTCCGGTATGGAGTTAGCACTTGGCGCGGCTCATGCTCTTGGTTTGCATGAGGTAGATGATTGGGAAGAAGCCGTAGAAATTGTTGAGCAAGCCGTTAAGGTCGCTATGAAATACGACATTTATTCCGGCGGCTCTGTTCAGGTTGCTTTGCAGAATACTTCCGGTAAATCTTGGCTTACTTATCTCGGCTGAGTTTGTTTTCTTTCTTTGCGTCTCGCTCTTCTTGCAATTCTCCAAATGTTCGCCGCGCCATTTTTTTATTGAAATGTCTAATGTTATTAGCCGGTATTCCTATTTTGTTTGTAGGCAGCGTTATAGCCAATAAGTCGCTTGCGTCTTGATTTCCGTACCCTGCGTCTAGTATTGCCGCATCATCGGGGAATACCTCTGCGTGCCGGTCTGTTTCTTTGTTAATTAAGTGGTCTTGCTTACCGCCCATTGAATAAAGATACTTGAAATTTACCGGGCAATTTGGTTCTACCAATTCTTTGAACATTGCCACTTCTTTTGTATAGCAATAAAACGTTACTTCCGGTGTAAGCCGGGCAATCTGTAGCCACAATTCTAAATATTCTTTAGAGAAAAAATCTCCCGCGTCATGTATCCGTATGTACTTGCCAGTCATTTTCGGCTTTTGCACTTCCGCAAGCATTTGTCCCATCCACCCTAGCGGGTCTTCCATAATGTATTCTAGGTTTTGTATGTGTCGCTTTTTTACATTGCTAAAATTGTATGTACCATTTCTTGCATAGCAAAAACTTGCGCACGCTCCCGCATTTGGACAGACATTAAAATTGTCTCCGTTAGTTAATTTTATTGCAAACGCCGGTAGCGTCCAATTGTAAATACCATCAGGCCGCAGCTCGCTGTTTTGTGTTAATAGTTTTGCTGGTCTCATGTTGCATTTGCTTCATCTACTATTTGTGTAAATTTAATTCTTGCTTTTTCCCAAGCAATTTTACTTTCCCACCCCATGTTTTCCGGTTGCGGCTCGTTAATAATTGCTTCTCGTATTGCGTTGCGTTGAATAGCAAGGTGTATGCGTAATGTTTTTTCCATTAGTCCAACCAAACTTTATAGCCAGCTGTGACGCGGCCTTTTACCGGGTCGATAAAGTGCAGCCGCTGTGATGGTGTTGCGCTGGCCGCGAGGTTAATCCCGGCATATCTGTTTTCGCTTTCCGTACTTCCTGTTTGATAGACCGCTCCTAGCCCGTTAGCCATCGCCCATTCTGCGTGCGTATGGTAATGGCCGATGTATACGTCTCTAAATTCCCAGTTATACGCCCCGCTTCGCCATCTGTTTGCGTGTTGCACGATTGCTCCGGGTGAAGCAAATCCGTTACGCCCTACTTCGTCTCCATGTATTAGCAGCGCTCTGTAGTTGCCTATCTCTACCCGCTGTATATCTTCCGGGCAATCCTGCCACGTTAATCTTTTTTCGCCCTGTAATAATTGTTTAGCCAATTCGTAACACATTCTGTCAAAATTATCTGAACGCGGAACATTATCGCGCTTGCTGCCAATTCGCCCATGGTTTCCCCATTCCGGTACAACCGTTACTTTCTTGTAATTGTTTAGCGCGTATCTAACTACGTCTACGCATAGCCGGCTTACGTTTACGTATTGCTCGAATAGCGTTGAGTCAATTTCAAACGCTTGCCCCGGAAAGTTAAATAGCCCTTCAATCATATCCCCGCCGAATAAAATAAATACCTCATCGACCGGGTGGTCTGCTCTGTGTATCTCTGTAATGCGTACCGCTTTATCCGCGAATTCTAATACTCTCCTCCGCATTACTTCGCTGTCGTAACTAGGGGTTTTTTTTGCGCCCTGCCAATCCGTCATATGCCATAGCGCTACTTCGGCTTTCTTGCTGCTTTTTGCAATTTTAGGTTCCGGCACTAATGAGATTTTTCCGAATGATAGCGTTGCGTCGTATGCCGCTGTATGTGTTGCCGCTACTAAATCATCTACCTTTTGCTTTGTCTCCATCAACTTTTTTTGCGTACGCATCAGCGCTCTGCGCAGCTCGGTTACGTCTCCGCTTTCAATGTCTTCGGGAAGCTCGTCAAAAGTTTTTTTAAGGCTCATCTGTTATTGCAATCTCTCGGCCATGTATTGTGTAGCCTAATTTGTCTTGCCATGAATCGTCATGCGCCGGGTTTGCTACGCACCTAACTGATTTATACGCGTCTAACATTAGTGCTACTTGCCATGCCGGAATATCGTCAATGAATAATAGCGCTCCCCAAATTCTTCCGGTGAGTGCAAAATTGCGATGTGCGTCTCCGTAAATTGCTTGGCGCTCGTCTAATATTCCTTCTATTTTGTTATCTTTGGACATTTGCACGCTCCCATTCTGTGACGTCTAATTGCTTCGTTGCTGCTTTTAATTCCTTCGGAGCGCAACGCATTTAGTATCACGTTTGCGGAGTAGCCTTTTTCCCATGCTGCGTCTAGCGCTTTTCTGTCTTCCGGGTTCAGCGCGTCGTACATTACTTGGTAAGCGCAATAATTTTCTCTTAGCGTCTTACTCATACTTGCCAATTTATCTGCTAATGCCATGTGAGCCTCCTAGTGCGTAGTCTAGCAAAGATTTCGTGAACCTACACGTTACGACATGCAAAGACCCCCAACCACTTCTCCGTTAGTTAGGGGTCGTCGCTATTAAGTTTTTTACTTTTTGGCAGCTGCCTTCTTTGCAGTTGGCTTAGCCAATTTTGTTAGTTCGATTGTGAGTAGGTCTGCTCCCACGCCGAACGCTTTATCTTTAGGGTTAATCGCGCGGATTGCTACCGGTACTGTTGCAATCGCTCCTGCTACTAGGATTGCCTTGTAGTCGGTATTTCCTGTTGCAATTACCGCTCCTGCAGCTGCAATAAAACTGCGGCCGTATGACGCGAGCATTGCTTGAGTCTTAGCATTCATCTTTATCCTTTCGGACGCGCTACTGCCATAATGGTCTTGTAGTCGCGCTTTTTTAGATAGTAGCCATCGCCGTTGCTCTGACTACCTTTCTTATCTGCCGAGGTATTTCCTTCGTAGACGTACATGTACTTTAGCGTTGTATTGTGGCCTTTGACGATACCTACGTGGTCGGGTTCCGCGTCAGCGTCGAACTGATAGAACACTAAATCTCCGGCCTGAGCCTGACCCACCGGCACAATCTGATTGTTTTTTACGAGGTATTTAAGCCAAGCATCGCAGCTGGCAAATCCCTTTTTGGTATTGGCTACTGAGGCAATTAACCCTGCGTCAGCGAACATTTTAGACGCGCTCATCGCGCACCAAGGTTGATTGTTTAGCCCGTACCATTTGCCGAATTCTGTATCGTTATTTGTGCCTTCTTTGTAACCGAGTTTGCCTTCGCATAACGCGAGTACCTTCTTTATATCTAGCGCCATTTATTCTCCTAGTTTTGCTTTTAATACCGCCAAGTCTAGTGCTAATCCCTGTAGGGTTTCGTCTTGCCTATTCATCTGGTCTTTCATGCTTGCCCCACCGTTTTCGTACAGCTGATACTCAATCCTGTCTAAGCGTTTATTCAGCTTGTAAATTACCCGTAATCCGCCGGCGGCTATGACTAAGATTTCTAGCATTGAGCGTATAGCATTTATCTTGTCAGCTGCCGTCACGATTGCGCCCTTTCGGGTTATGTAAGAGTTATAGTTTTAATTGTACCAGCAGAGTTTACGAATTTTAATGTGCTGCTCGTCGAGTTGTACCACATGTCTCCGTTGCGAGGAGCCGTCGGGTCTGTAGTTACAATCGGTACTGTAAATCTTTGCGCCGTTTCCAGCTTGCGCAGTCTGCTAAAAATGTCGTCAAAAAATGTTTTGAAATCGAAAGGCTGATTGATATATCCCATTTAGTATGTTCCCGTCGTTAGCGTTAGCGTTACTCTTTCCGGACCATTTTCACCCGGCGTTACGCTGAGTGCGACCAATCTGTAAATTGCGTCTGACGTATTAGGGAATCTGTTATCTGTAATAATTACTCTTACGTCATCACCAATTTTGTATGTTCCGTATACTGGGTCTTGCGCCGGCGGTGCTGCGACTTTGAGTGTAGTAGGTGGATAAGATGTAGCCGTAATCTGCGCCGAGGCTAATCCGGCCAATAATGTTGCGTCTGTAATGTCTGAGTAGTTTGCTTCTTGCTCTAGCAGCGGCCATCCAGTAGTTAATTTTGTTGTATCTACCGCTGTAGCAATTAGTTTGCCTTCGTTGCTTCCCGCTCCGAGACCGTAAATAGTGTTAGCCGCAATAGACGCGTCTTCGGGGTAAATATATTCAATCATATTGCCGCTAGGGAATTCGAACACCGGTGCAGTAAGGCTTGTAGATGTATAAGTAGTTCCCGATTTAGGATAGGAAAATACAAATGATTTGACCGGGTTCCCGCCGCCGTCGTATGCGACTTCGATATTCATGTCAAATCCGTTAGTTTGTTTTGCGAGGTCTTGCAGCGCTGAATACACGTTTTTTAATTCATACGCGTAATAGGTTCGGCTTACCAATACGCCCGATGTATTAGTAGGTACCGTTACGCCTATGTTTCCGGTCGTAGTTGATTGCGCTCCGTTTACTAGCGCCTGAGCAATCGTTAATTGGTCTACGTTGCTGTATACCTGTGTCGTTGTTATTTTGCGCCGTTCAAAATATGATTCGAATTCTCGCGCTTGGAATGTAAGTGTTTGTGAAGTCGAGTTATATTCTCTTCCCCAAATCACCCCACCCCATACCAACACCCCGTTACGGTCTACGTAGATTGCTGTTCGCCCGGGAATCGTTCCGTTAGCCACATTTAAGCCAGCTGCGTTTACTCCGGATAAAAGTAAATGGCCGCTAAAACTTCCAGCAGTATTGAGTTGCTGCGTAAAATTAACGCCAGTTATTGGCAGCTCTGCGAGGATATTGTTAGTTAGCAAATCTGCAAATAAATAACGGTAAGTAGTTACACTCATAATTCAATTAACAAATTCCATGAATTGTTTTCTATATCAAATTTATACACATTCCCATCATTAGGATAAGGTGGCAAAACCGGCGAATTTATTTTATCTTCGCTTTTTATCATTGTCCAAGAAGTCGTTTTTTCATTCCATTCATAATAATTACCATCTTGCGGATATGGAATAGGAGCAACCCACTTACAGGTTTCTTCATCGAGAATCCAAGATTGATAAATTTTAGGCGGAATAAAAGCATTACGTTGTTCATCGTAAATATAACCAATTCCAGCAAAATTTTTTCTAATTTTATTGTTGTATGATGTTTGAATCCAAATTCCGCCAAGGTTATTTATTAACCATTGGTATCCTTCATCACCAGCAGGGTCATTATTATCTCCTTTAACAACGCGAATCACTTTATTTTCTGAATCTATTTCAGCCCAATGTGACATATTTATACCGCCGATTTCAAATATCTAACAATAACTAAACCGCCGCCGCCACGACCGGCAATAAATGAATTGCCGTTGTTTGAACCACCACCACCGCCACCACCGCCCGTATCTGGATAAGCGTCAGAAAAGAACAATCCAGAATTAGTTTTGAAAAATGGGTTATTAGTTCCATTTGATAACGCCCAACCACCATCACCGCCGTTATAGCCAAACGCTGAGTATTGAATTTGGTACGAACCACCTCCGCCACCACCTGAATACCACCCATAAGCGGGTGTAGGTGAAAATTGTCCAGTGCTCGTTGCGGTTCCCCAGTCAGAATAGGTTGTAACTGATTGACCGCCATACCCACCAGTGCCAGTGCCGTTGATATTTCCTACGCCACCAACACCGCCACCGCCACCACCGCCGCCATCACCTGAAACAGAAGTTCCTCCGCCATTACCGCCAGCATTACCTTCCGATGGAGAATAACTTCCTGCATTTCCAGTTCCCGGTGATTTTCCTGCTCCATTAGATGACGCACCGCCACCACCCGACCCTCCATTACCAGCGTTAGTTCCTACCGTTGCGCCTTGACCCCCGCCCGTTGATGTCAATGAATTGAATGTTGTATTAGAACCATTTGAATAATAAGTTCCTCCGCCACCAATTACTGCATTGTAGGAACCAATGGCAAGAGTTGAAGTAAATGCACGAAAACCACCGCCACCACCGCCACCGCCGCCATATGCTCCGGGACCGCCTCCTGCCACAATAATATAATCACAAAGAAGCGGCGACCCAGTAATTGCAAGAGTTCCGTTGCCCGTAAAAGCGCGATAATAATAAGTTGCGTCAGACGCAAGTGTTCCGCCTGTAACAACAGATTTAGGTGCGGCAGATAATAAACCATAAGCGCGTACAGACGTTCCTGCTCTAGTTCCCAGTAAAGGCATTGTTACTCCTTATGCAAACTTAGTTTGACTAGCAATTACTGTATATGTTGGTGTTGACGCTGTTTTGATAATAGTCAATGAATAAGCGTCAATAGATGAGGCATTGCCTCCTGATGGCGCTGTACCACCTTGCCATTTTGGAGTAACCGCAGAACCGTCAATCTGATAAACAGTTGGATAGTATGCAGTTGCTCCGTTAGTATTAAGAAACACAACAGTAATTGCGTCTCCTACGGCAAGAATTGAATTAAGAGTAGTGCTTGAACTACCACGAATATTTAATGTAAAGTTAGCAGAAGCATTGGTTGTGTAATAAAGCACCGCTTGAGTTGAAGCGTCATAGTTAATTGTTCCTGTTGCGGCTGTTGCTGATACCGTTGTGCGCTCTTCGGGAGAAATAAGTGTTTTATTTGATAACGCTTGAACGCCAGTAGTGGTTACAAAAGAAGTTGAAGATAAAGTTCTAGTGTCGGTTATATTTCCTGATGTAATGCTAGTTACGCTTGTACCTACTAATACCGTTGCTAATGAAATTGAGTTAGCCGGTAATGTTGGTGCTGTAGGAGACGCAGCTGGCGTTCCGGCTATTACTTGGAATGCTACTTGATTTAACGACCCCGTATAGTAAGAATCTGATACCGTCATGCATACTAAGTCTATTCGGGGGTTTGACCCGTTGGCAGTTGTAATAATTAAGTTTGTTGAAGCATCGTTATACGCTGTATACGCTCCCATATTTGATTGCAGCGTTCCCACGATTGCAGCCCAACCGCTAGCCACGTTTACGCTCATATTCGGCGTTCCGTTTGCCGTTACTGCTAAGTCAGCTCCGGATAAAATGCCGGTAGTACGCCACAACCCTTGAGTAGTCAAACGGTCATTTTCAGCCGGGTGCGACGCATTCTGTTGCCAGCTTGGCGGTGTACGTAATGCCATTTTTTCTCCTTAGATATATGCTGAACGCCAAGTGACCGTAGCCGCCGTCGTTCCCGCTAGTGTACTCGAACCTGTTAAATAAAACGCATTGGCTCCCGGTACTGCCCCGAACCATGTAGATGTACCCGTAATCAGGTTTCTTGCCGGATTGCCGTTAAAAGTAATTAATTTAGAATCTAAATCTATGGTAATTACGTCTGTATTGGTATATGACCCTGTTATCGTAATGTAATTACCCGTTGTAGAGTTACCCAACGTCGGGTTAATCACAGGACCCGATAGCGTGATTACCGGGTAGGTTGTAGCCCATCCGTTATTTTGCACCGTTGCAGTTCCGCCTGAAATTGAATAGCCATATACAAGGTTGTAAATGCGGTTGTAAATGCGGCCGAGCGGGTTACTTACTGTTAGCGCTGCCGTTTGCTGCGTGTCGTCGTAGTACCGAGGGTCAGGGCAAAAGAACGTATATTGGCTTCTAATGAATCCGTATGAATAATCCGGGTCAATAATTGTTCGGTTTGCGCGCACGCGAGCGTAGACTCTTTGTAATGAGTCTGCCGTAGACATTTGGAATTGCATAGTTGTAGTTCCGCTTGTCTGAGGTAGCACATTTTTTTGTAGCAGGTTGTAATTCTGTTGCGCGCTAGAACTCATATTCATCGTTCCGCCGCTTGTATAAATATCTGTGAGCGTTACCGCGATTGTAAATTGAGTTGTAGATGTGACGGTACACGCTTGCAGCGTTTGATTAAATCCCGTTCCGGCCGTTCCGCTCGGGTTTCCTGTAGAAAGTACGCCGGTGATAGTTACTAATTGTCCAGTAATTAGTCCATGCGCGGCCGTAGTAGTGTATGTAATTATTCCTGTACCGGTCGCAGTTGCAGCCGAGATTGACCCTGTACTTTTGTTTCCGGTAGTCAGTATTGTTACGATAATGTCTCGGCCTCCGAGGAAGTCATTTCCGGTATACATACCGTCTGCGTAGCCTCTGTTGTCATCTTGATTTCTTATCCCCGGCAGCGCCTCTAATCCGTCTACCGCTAATACTTGGTGAATTGAGTTTGCTCCGCCGAATACGTATCCGTTGAACGCGAAAGAATAATTATTAAGGCTGCTTACCGTAGGCATTAAATTTCTCCTCCATGCGCTTGTCTTAGGCTGGCAATATTGACAGATGGAGTAATGGCTTGCGGTGTACCGAACGCCGTTGCGTTGGCAATCGCTTTAGCCGACGCGTTAGGGTCAGCGAGGTTAATACCGGTTACGTTTGTAATGTAAGTAGTTTCAAATCCGCTTCTTTCATTGTACGGCTTATTCGGACTGGTAGGTATCGGTGCAATCTTTGCTAGGTAAGGTGCGGCCGGTGAGTTAGCCATAGTTGAGACCGCTAGACTTTGCGCGTTTAACTTTACCATTTCGTCAGCAGTCTTGCGTAATTCGTCTTGCAGCTTGCTCAGCTTGTCCATAGTGTCTTTTGTGAGTGAGTCAATCGCGTCGTTGTAATCTGTCTGCGCTTCCATTAGTGCGCTTTGCAGGTCAATCTGCAGCGCTTTAATCTTGTCGTTTAATTCGTTTTGATTCTTGTCCAACGCGTCAGCGAGGTCAATTCCTACCTTTTGGTATTCCTTGAGCAATTCCTCTGTAGCGAAACTTGTAGAATTACTCATCTGCGCCGCTAGCGTATCTAATCCATGCTTGCTTACGTCTTCTAATCCGTAATACAATTCTTGTAATTGACTTTTTGTGTCCGGAGTAGCTTTTAGAATTGCATCGGCCATTGCTCCGCCCATGTCCGGACCTTGCGCTACTACTTCTTGAATAAATGTCTGTGAGAATCCTGCGCTCGCGAGCGCTCCGGCTTGCGCTTGCAGTTTCTTAATAGCGGTAAATTTATCTTTGAGTTTCTGTAATAGCCCTGCGCCGCTCTTGTCGCTGTCGTCAAACATCTTGGCTAGGTCAAATTTTGCTCCGGTAGCAAACGCGCTACGTAGCATGTCTTGACCTTTTTGAATAATTGCAGCTTTGTCTTGCGCTGCCTTTGTCTCTAGGTCATTTGCCTTTTGTGCGTACTCAGCCCGGAGTTTTAATTCTTTTTCTAATTCATCTGAGTTGAGTTTTGCTTTCTTGTCTGCGTAATCTTTTTCAATCTGCGTACGCTTTTCGTTGGCAGTTTTTATGACGTCGTTCATTTTGCCGTAGATTTTTTCCGCGTCGTCTTTGAGTTTAGTTAGCGCTTTTTCCTGCGCTTTAATTTTGGCAGCTGCTTCTTTGCTTATGCCACCGCCACCAGTCGGTGCAGCCGCGCCACTAGGGGTTCCGCTATCGGTTTTTTTAGTTCCACCGAATCCGGGGATACTAATTTTTTTATCTTGCAATTTATCCAGTCCGGCCGAGAATGAATCTACTGCATCTGCCGCCTTGCCTATGTTTGCCGGTAGGTCGTCAATGAAATTGAGTGCCGCCTTAGCGTATTTACCTACGCCCGGTAACGCTGATAGCGCTCCGAGTAGAGCCTTGAATGGAAGTATGAGGTACTTACCGGCGAAATCTACGAACATTGCCAGCGCTTTAATAGCGAAACTTACTCCGCTTAGCACGCCTTGAAACGCTGTAATAACTACCTTGCGGAATGTCTCTGAGTGATTCCACGCAATTACAAATCCAGCCGCTAATGCTGCGAGCGCTGTTACCACAATCATAATTGGATTCATATTCATTACCGCATTTAGTAATGCCATCGCCCCAGTTTGCCCTTCGGTAGCCGCTATGTCCGCCAGCTTTGCGCCTTTTGCCAACGCCATGCCTACGATGTATAACTCTTGTACCGCAGTTACAGCCGCCATCGTGATTTGATAAATCTTAAATGCCGCTACAGCCGTTAAAATAATTCCGGCAAATAGCGCAACCGCTTCTTTGTTTTTACTTAGCCAGCCGAATAGCGGAGCAAGAAACCTTGTATAGAGTTCGCCAATCGTTTTTCCAATAGCCAATAAGATTGGTTGCAATTCCGTAACGAGGTTACGGGTGAAATCTTGCACTTTATCTTTAGCCCGAAATACCGCTCCGGCAAATGTATCTCCGGCCGCGGCAGCTGCTCCGCCAAATTCTGTTTTCATTTCAGCAAGAATGATTTTCTGAGCACCCATTACGTCACCGGATTGCACCAACGCTTTTATCTGAGCCTTTTGCGCGTCAGTAAATACCACGCCTACGCGGGTTAATGCGGTAATGCCCTTGATAGGGTCGTTGAGTGCTTTACCTAATTGAACCGTAGCACCTTGTAAATCTCCGCCCATCTTTGTTGATAAATCTAATGCAGCGACGGAGGCTTGATTGAAAATGTCGTTGCCTTCCCCGACCACGTTTCGCACATTGGTGAATGTTTGGAATACTGCTTGCGATTGCATGATGAGGTTTTCATCTACCGCCGACATTGATTCCAGCGCATTAGCCTGAGCCTTTAGCCCTTCTACGCTTAATCCTGCTACGTTACCGGTAGATTTGATTCCGGCGTTCAGCTGCGCCACTTGCTTTTCGTATGTTTGCGCGTCTTCTATTGCTCCCCGTATTGCTCCGCCTACCATGTTGAAGCCCTGCGCCATAAGATTTCCGGCGAACATTCCTGCCGCGTTAGCTTTGAACTTCTCCATAAATGAGTTTTGCTTGGTTACGGTCTGCCCGAAATTGTCGAAATCACCTTTTATTTGCGCCATTTGTGCGGATATGCGAGCCGTCTCTAATTGTAATTCTATGAGGACTGGTGGAATTGTGCTAGCCACTTTTACCTCATTCTCTGTGCAAACGCATTATTAAATACTCGGCTGAGCGTTCCGTTACCAATTAAGGTTCCGGCCGCTGGTATGAGGTAAGGATACCGCTTACCACGCCATTTTGGACTGCCTAATTCGACCGCTCTTGCGTACTCTACTGTTGGACCCACCGTTGCAATATAACTTCCGAATCCATACCGCACTTCGGTGGTAATACTTCTTCGCAGCGTTCCGGTAACTACGTTCGGACCCGGACCCGTTCCCTGTATGTGGCCTTCTCCGCGTTTATGCGTTCCGGTATTGGCGTTAATCTTGGCTTGGCGCTCTAATGCAAATCCCGCTTGGCCGATTGCATATTCGGCAGCGTTCATTATTTGCTTGTCAAATTCCGTTAGCCCGTTCATTACTTGCGACAGGTTACGTACTATAAATGCACCCATTGTTTACGCCGATTCTGCCCTCTCAGCTTTTACCTGTTCCACAGTAGCCGCTATAGCCAATAGCCAATCTGCTTCCCCGGCCGGTAGGTTATCTACTTGCTCAGGAGTCCAACCGAACCGGTCAGCCATTTGGTAATAATACCAATGCTCATCGGGGTAATCGAAATTCTCACTTCGCATTCCCCCATTGAGTATCCATTTTAATCTTTCGAGCTGCCGGTATCCGCTTTTGGGTCTTCTTCGTTAGCCTCATTCTTTGTCAGCGACGGGAATAATGCTTTCTGCGCATCTTGCGTTGCTTCTACGAGTGCGTCGTAGTCTTTGATTTCGAGTTCGTCTAGCGATTCAGTTTTGATTGATGGAATAATCAAATCAAACGACCATTCCTCTACCAACATTGCAACTACTGCGTCTCCTAGTGCGAGCGCTTTTGCAAGGTCGCCGGTTTCTTTATCTCCCGCGCGCATGACATTTTTTCTGTCACGTACTCGCAACAATGATGGGTCTTTTAGTTTTACCTTTGCCCCTGAAGGGAGCGTGATTTCTTTTGCAGACATTCTTGCCTCCTGTTTGTTTGCCTTCCGTTTATCCTACTGTAAATCATGGGAGCAGGGGAGGGAGACCCGGGAAGGCGTTCGAGTCTCTACCTTACCCCTGCTCTTGGAGATTAGATGTATGTACCGCTTGGTAGTGCGTTTTTGAGTGTCCACTTAATAGGTGAATACCCACCTGTAGTACCCGCGTCAGTTGTATTGCCTAGTCCGACTAGGTCAATCCCAATCTCTACTAAGTCTGCGCCGCGGTCAATTGCAGCTGCGACGTATGCACCCTTTGTGAGTGTTGCTTGAATTTGTACCAATGCTGCACCTGTTCCGTAAGACCAGTTGAACACGATTGATGGTTGAGTGTTTGTAAGGTAACGTGTTAATTCTGCGTTATCTTCCATAACAAACTTAATCTTTCCCATTACTTCTAATGGACCGAGAAAGATTTGGTAAGGGTTTTGAGTAGTTGCAATTCCGTAGACCGGTGTTACTGGTCGCTTCATGCTGATTTCGCCGGTCATTGCTGTAGACAATGTAGTTCCGCCGACAGTTACCGCACCCTGCCATACCTGAGTAGGCAAGATTGTAGAAAATGATGGTGTAGGTGTAGCCGCTGACGCGCTAGCCCAACCGGTCATTTTTGCGTCGTATTCGAGCATTCCGTCAGCGTTGAACTTGAGTGTGAAATCGCTGAACATGCAGCCCGGATACGCGCGTACTGCAGCTGCGTAGAAATCTGTAATTGTATAAGATGTAGGCTGAGCATCTGCCGCCGCTGTTGCGCTGTTTTCAAGTGCAATAGCATGTGTGTATGGTGCGCTTGCTCCTGTAGTAGTTACATCGCCTAATACTCCGGCTATTGCGTACCCGATGGTATCTGCGAATGCTGCTCCGCTGTAATCGTAAGTTGAGCGTGTACGACCTTGTAGGTAGTTGTAGCTCTTTACGTTCGAACCGCGTAGGCCTTCGTCATATAGCGGGTCAATAACATCTACCGGCTTTAGGCTTGAACCAATTACGGGAATAAAGTTTGTTGGAGTTACAGCCGTACCGCGTGTTACTTCTTTAGCGATACCGAGGTAACTCCGGTTAGTTGCTTGGACGTTTGCCATTTATTACTTCACCTCTTCTACGGTCGAGTCAGTATTGTCTGACGATGTTGTTGGAACGATTGGTGCGCTTACTTTTGTATTCTTTGAATCGTCAAAAGACTCACCGGCTGCCAAAGTGACGCCAAACGTAGGATAGTCGCGTGCGCCCTCTGTATTGTTTGTGATTTTCATATTTCTCCTATGCTTGTATCATCTCTGTTACGTCAAATTGTATCTCAGCAAACGTCTCCGTCGCTCCGCCGTTATTTGTAGCCGGCTCCCCATAGGTAGCGCTAATCACCGGTTCCGCGCCTTGCCATACTAGGTTTCCCGTTGTATCTCCGAAATTATGGTCTGCGCGCAAACGTGTTTTTATAGCGTCAATCAGATTATCAAAACTAACCATTGCTTCTTCGGCGTTGCGTTCTAATGAGTGATGGTAGACCTGAATAATGATTGAGTAATCAACCCTTTTCCAGCCGTTAGTCGCTCCGCCAATCGCCAATCTTGTCTCGCGCTCATTTTGTATAAAAATTACTGCCGCAGCTCTGCTTAATTGTCCGGGTTGCGAATTAACTTGATAGTCAATACGTTTTGGAAACGATGTAAATACTTGATTAAGGCCGTAAATGTTTCCGGTGCTTAACCAGTTGTATAAGGTGGCGCGTACGCCGGTGCGCCCTGCCATTATCGAATCCGGCGGTACAGGTCTAGCATCTTTGTGGCAATAGCAATCTCTCCGCCGAACATAGTTGCTCCGCTTACGTTGCCCGTAGGCTGAGTTGTTACGTTCATAGTTAGAGAGTTATCTCCACGTATCTTTAAAAACGCCGTTGTAACGAGGATACAGGCCTCTTTAATCGTTTGCGGTAGATTACCGAACGCCACCCCGCTTGCGTGCGTATACGCCAACGCAGAGGCTAATGGCACCGTTGTAGAGCCGTATGTGTAGTTACTTGCCACCGTTACGCGCTCGCTGTTTGCTCCGTCGTAAATTCGTAGTTGCATTCCGGCCACAATTCCGTCTGCCGTCTGTACCGTCATGCTAGTTGCTCCCGCTGTTGCGCTTGCAATCAAGTTGTTGACGTACCCTGATGTGTAATTAAACGTAACAAAAATTTGCTGACGTGGCGCTGCGCCTACGCCGAACGAGAGCGCGCCCTGTGAGGAATAAGTAGTTGCCAGCTGCGATAGCGGCACAATGATTTGTTGGTCTTCGAACCACGCTTTAGACGAGTCGCCTAGCGGTATTAGATTATTAGGGTCAGTACCGTATGAAAGGCTTTGTAGTGAAATAACCGGGTTATTGTTAGGGTGAATTGCAAGGAACCCGCTAGTAGTCATTCGGGTGCGCTGATTTTCTCTTTGCGTGGACGCGTTGAGGTTTTGATTTAGGTATTCATCCATGAAACTTGACGCACGTAGGATTACGTTTGCCAGCTCTGCATCTTGTGCAGCTGCGTTTCCGCCTATTACGAGGTTATCGTAGTCAATCGCTGTTGGAGCATTCTTGTATTCGGCAACCGTAATATACGGGTTTTCGTTGAACGGGTGCTGCGTAGTTACTCCGGTCGCCATGTTTAATCTCCGTCTGTTTTAATTCCGCTGCCGTTATCGTGTCCGCACCGGCTGCACATCTTAAACCAGCTGCCGAATCCGCACTCTACGCAAGTGTATCCGAGTTGCTCGTTATTAGTTGTAGCGCCCATGAGCGAGGCTTCAATAAATCCTTCGGCCTTCATTGCTTTTGCGTCTTGATTGCTTACTGTATAAATTCCTTGCTTACTTGGCGTGTAAAGTCTATTGCCAATCTGTGTTTGTCTTACGCCTTTATCCGGCGCAACCATTCTTTTTGCCATGCTGCCTCCTTATGTTAAGAAGAAAGGGAGCGCTATTGCTAACGCTCCCTTTCCTGCCTTACTTATTATGCAGAAACGATACCTGAGACTGCGCCGTTCCATGCAGGAGCGGTACAGAAGAATGTTCCACGGAAATAAGTTGAGAATTCGTACGCGAACTGTGTAACAGGCCACTGAATACCCATGTAATCCTGAACCATAAAGTTAGCCCATACATCGCTAACCTCTGTGTCAGGGATTGGAAGTGTGAATGAGAGAACTGGAGATACGCCCTGTGGTAGCCATGGGTGTACTTCTAGGTCTACTGCTTTACCTGTAACTTCGTTCTGAAGACCAGTAACGATTGAGCCGTAAGTGTTTCCACCGTTTTCGCCCGGGTTAGTGATGTTCAAACGGTAGTTTGCTGTTGAGCCGCTCTTGATTGCGTCAGAGAGTTGCTTACGGTCGTTACCGTTAAGTAGAACGAGGTCTGGGTCAGCCTTTACTGAATCGTAGAGGCTTGCGAATACAGTCTGATACTCGCCACCAGGATTTGATGTTGAGAACGTAGTGTTAATCGCATTGTTGTAACCTGAGTTAGCGCCAAGTACTGTAGGAAGAATTCCGTCGTAACCTGTTGCGTATGCAGATGTGTCAGCGGCCGCACGTGTAGCAGCTGCGCCAGTTGTTGTCAATGGCGCTGTGTTTCCGGTGCGCTGGATTGAAGCCGCTCCCTGAATTGTGAATGTACCAGTTCCCTTTAGAGTTCCCTGATACTTGAGGTTTGCGTTACCAGTAGTTGTACCAACGTAGATGTTGTAACCAAGTGCGCCAGCGACAGGAGTAGAAACTGTAACTGTAAGAACCTGACCTGATGTAGTTGTCTGAGATGTTTCAGTTCCGATGATTGATTCACCGAATCCTGAACCTGAGATACCTGCGTCAGCTGTTACGTTGATGTAATAGGTAGTTGCTGCGATTGCAGTTTGACCTGTAGCGGCTGTTGCTGCACCCTTTGTGAATGTAGGTGCTGAAAGTGCGCCCGCGTATCCGCTTGCAGTTCCGCGTGCCATAAGCATCATGCGCTCTTCCATCAACATAGTTGCGTAGAGAGTAGATGTTGAAGACAACTGACGGAGGTCTTGGTAACCCATGCCTGAGAAATTAGCATCGAATGATACTGAATCTGAGAGTGAGTATGAGTTGTAAGGAAGAATCAAATCATCAGCTGCGTACGCAATCTTTGGACCACGCTCGTAGTTGATTGAACCGAATGCAGTTGTAGTAGATTCGGTGATTCCCGGCCATGTATTTCCTACTCCGCCTGTACCTGTACCTGTGTATCCGAGAATGCGCTTAACACGGTGTGATGTGCCAACGCCCTTCTTGCGAGGAATACGGTTACGTAGAGGTGTTGGACGTGGAGTAAGCAACTTTGCAGGCGCTTCGAGGTCGAACGCTGCGAAAGATGTTGAGAGAGGTGAAGTAAGGGAGATGTCTTTCTGAATATCTTGCATCGCTGTACGCTGTGAAGCGAGAGCAGAGTTAAGACCAGCGAGTGCGTCTCCGGTTAGTGACTTATTAGCAACGAGTGACTCGATTGCTGCGACTGGGTCAGCGACAGGTGCCATACCCGGAACAGATGAACCATTTGAAAGAGCCTTACCGAGAACTTCGGTGTATTCCTCCATGCGGTTTGCTGCTTCGATTGGTGCTGCGTCGCCGAACAGGTCTTTAGCGCGTGGCATTTCGGCCATGACGGTATTTCCTTTCGGTTAGTTGGATTCAGTTAGGGAAGCGTGCTTACCGAGAAATTCTTGGTATAGCGCTTTGTATCCCTTAGCCAAATCCGGGTCGGTTGATGCGTCTGCTTTTGCCTTGTATGTAGCGGCCTTTACCAACAGGTCATTTGACGCGTGGTCTATTGGTTTGATAGTCCGCTTAGGACCACCAGAAGCCGCGAGTGACTTTGCAGTCGCTAACTCTGTCTCTAGGCTTACCGCTTTATCTGTCGCTGCCTTATTTGCAGATAACAGATTTGCAATCTCTACCGAAAGTGACTTTGTCGCGCTCTTTACTGCTTCCTCTACTATGGCTTTTATTTCTTCCTCTACTGTCTCAGCAGTGGAATCTTCTTTTGCAGCTTCTTCGGTTTCGGCCGGTGCTGTTTCTTCAGTTGCCGCAGCTTCTTCTACTGCCGGCAATTCCTGCTCTTCTAATTCTTTTACTTCTTCGTCTGCGTCTGCGCTCTTAGGTGTTTCGTCAGGCGAGACCATTTCTGCAGTAGTTACATCGCTGCGCCCATGTGAGTCTTGCGGAACTTCGCAACCGCATTCGAGGCACTTATGGCCTTCGACGCTTTTTTCTTTCTTTTCCATTGCTTTGTATCCCCCGGCGCACTTGCATTCTTTTTCCGACTTGTCGCAATTAGCGCATAAGTCCATTCCGTCTACGTCTTTCTTTGCAGACATTTCAATGTTTTCCATGACTTCTCCCTCTTCTTCTTCGCCTTCGTACCAAGCGAATAGATGATGTACTGCGGAGAGAAGATGAGCAATAGACATTTCTTCGTTGCTACCTTCGCTCATCTCGCCAGCTTCAACCACAATAAGTTGAGCCAATGCGCGGCGAGCGTCGTCGTACAACTTTTGGTCGAACTTCTTGACGTCTCCGGCTGCGAGTGATTTGGCAGTATCAACGAGTGCTGAGGCTGTCTTCACTTTTCCGCTTTCTGTTGAGTTACGGTCTAAGTCTAGGGCTTTTTCCGTTACATTTTCTGCGTTTTCAATCAGCTCTTCTACCTTCCAAATGCCGTTTTCGCCGGCTACGCTCTTGGCGAGTACTAGCTGGCAATTAGGGTTGGCAGGTCGGTCTACGATTGAAACTTCTACGATTTGGCCGTCAATAATTCGGCCGTTTGCTGCTTTCTCGTCGCGCACAATTCTTGGAGCCTTAATTCCAATACTGAATCCTTTGAGTACGCCGGTCTCTACCTTTTTTACTGAAATAGGGTCTACTACTAGCGCATGAATGTAATGGCCGTCTTGCTTCTTTTCGTATTCTTTTGCAACACCGGCAGCGATGTTTGAGTGCTGCTCTCTGATGTTTCCGCCAGTCTTAAACCAATCAGGCATTGCGCGGTCTAACCAAGCCGGGTCACAGATTTGCTGGTCTATGTCTAATGAGTCATCAGTTGCCTTACCGTAGACCATCATAGTTCCGTCTGCGTTGCGGTCTGACTTTACAATCTCGAAAAACGCTGTAGTTAAATCTTGCACCAGTTGCTCCTTAGTTAATTACGCTGAATAAGTTACTACGACTGCACCGGCCGCTGTTTGTGCAGCTGAGATTGCATACACTTTATCTCCGCCGTTAAGCCATAATTGAAATGTGCCGCTTGCTGCAATCGTGCGGCCAATAGTTGCACCTGATGTTGCAATACTTGCATCTCCTACGAAAATAGCCGCAGAGTGTCCATTGTAAATTTGTACTGCTTGGCCTTGACCCATGCTTGGCGGTAATGAAGCAATAAGCGTTGCAGTTGTCTGTACGGTGTTATTTAAATGTACTAATGCCATTTATTTCTCCTCTGAATGTTCGGTAATTGTACCCTGAGTGTCCGGCTTTTCGTGCGGTGTAGGTTCGCCGTTAGTCTTTTTTAGCCACACTATTCCTACGCCATCATCTATAAATCTGTTGCGCTCTTCGCTCACTTAATTACCTCCACCTTAATTACCCGGTCGTAAATTGAATTAGCGTTAGCCGGGCTGTCATCGTATCCCGTAATTCTAAACTTTGTGCCAGCTTGTAATAGGAATTCTGATTCTTGGCGCTGGTATAGACCGTCTATTGCTAGGCCTTTTCCTCCGGCCGGTACTGTAATCTCTAATCGCGTAGACCCGAATGAATACGATTTAGAGTGTTCAAACGTGGTAGATACGAACCCTTTATCTTGGTATTCGCTTCCTACTCCAGCTCCCCATAATTCATTGCCGTATTGAGTGTTTACGCCTCTGAATACAATAATCGGTTCGGTTAGCGGTTTTGTGCGGTCAATTACCGGTTTGAGGTTTTCAATAAGAGGTTTTAATTCGGCAATTCTTTGCTCTTGCCTCTCTAACCTTACCCCTCTTCCGAATGCGATGTTACCTTCACGCAAGTATCGGTTGATTATGAAATAGTCTTCGCCTTTGTATGCATGAACCGCTGTACGCTCGGCTTCCGTTAGCGTAGGTTTGATTGCAGTTGCTTGCGTAGTAGTTAATGCGCGGTATTCGCTGTCGCTTAATACTCTTGCCTCTTGCTGCGCGGCCGGTGCAGCTTCTTCAGCCGGCATAATGTTATCTACCCCGCTGGTATTAGGCTCCGCGTAATACGCCTCGTCAATTACCGGTAATACTGCGCAGCGGCAGTTCGGGTGTACCGGCGGCTCTGTATCTCCGCTGTTGAACGCTTCTCCGGTTGTAACTACTTGCCCCTCGTTAGGTGCGCAAATGTCGCAAGGGTTTGCCCCGCTCCACTCCACCTTCTCTATGCCCCCGTTTTGGTAATTCTGCATCGCCGCTAGGCTCATCGCTCTGTTTTGCTCGGTAATTGCAATCGTTAGCGCTCGCGCCGGGTCGCCTATCTTTTCTGTAATTACTTTTGCAGCTCTCGCCGGGCTGAATCCGGCCGCAATCGAATCAGCGAGCGCAGTTCCAATCCGGTCGAATCCGTTAGCGGCTATTTTTTTACTTGTAATTCCAGCATCGTTGAGTAGTTTTTCGAATGCTCCTGTAGGTCTGTATAGGAGTGCGGCCGCGCGGTTTCCCGGCTTCCAATTATTCCAGTCTACGTAATCCGGGCTTTCTTCTTTCTTCTTGGCCTTTGTAATTGCAGCTTTGTTGTATTCAGTCTTTGCTTGGCTTATAGCCTCTGCGCTTGCGTCTAACCCGAGTAGGAATCCATCTGTATAAATCTTTTTTAGCGCTCCGGCTATCGGCTCTGTATCAATCTTTACATGCAGCATAGCCCACGCGCGAGCGCGGGTACGGTCTTGCGTAATGTTATCTGTGACAAACGGGTGCGTATCCTGATACGCCTCATAGATTGCACGCGCGTTAATACTTGCCCGGAGTGCAGCTCGCATCGTTACTGAATTCTTTGCCGCTATGCGCACATCGGCCTTATGTGCGCCCCACGTCATGCTAGGTAGGCCTTTGCCAATGACCTAGCGGTATCGAGGTCGCCTTCTACTGCGCAACGGTTTAACGCTTCGCCAACTATCGGGTCAATCATTTTGAATTCAAAGTCTCTTTTACGTGCGCCTTTGTTAGCCCATTTCATAAACGCTTTGACTTCGGCCGCTACTTCGTTAGAGGTGTCTTTACCTTCCGGTATCTCCTCTTTTGGTGCAGCTGCGCTTCCGGGTACTTCCGTAGTTCCATCGCTTTCTAGCTGTGGAGCGCTTTCGGCCGCCGGGTTAATTAGGCCGTCAGGTGAGAATAGGTACACGCTGCTTCCGCTTACCAGCATCGGCATGTCCGCTTGCGGAGTATCCAATAGCGGTAATCCTAATTCGCTGCGTCGTTCGTTTACTGTCTTGCCGGCGCTAGTAACTTCAATCTGTGACTTACGTGCGCTTGCTTCGTCGTCTTGGCGCTTACTTGCCATGAGTCGGAATTCTAATTCTCTTGGCATTCCGAGGTACGCGTATGAAAGGTTAGTAATCATTTTGTTAAGCCAGTTTACGAGAGGCTGTACTCCTAGCGCCTCAGCGTTGCCGGCTTTTCCTTCTTCGAATCCCTTGCCGCCTAATCCGCCTTTAGGGTTATAGCCAATCTCTGTAGGCTGTACTCCAAAGTGTCCGCAGATTGAAGCAATAAGAAATTCGTCGAGCGTATCCTTAAATTTTTCTCCGTATGCGTCATTTACGATAGGTGTAATTCCTGTAGGCAATAGACGTGCGCGCTTGCGCTGCTCTGTTTGTCCCGCCAAATCGTCGTTAAGGATATTTTCCCACGCGCGCAATAAGTCAGGGTTAGTTCCCCACGTAGCATCTGTTGAGAACATGAGTTCCGGCAATACTCCGTCTGTGTATTCGGCGCGAATCCATTGCTGTCTGCGTAGGTAAATATCTGCTAGAGGTAATGAGCGCTCTACCGGTGAGTATCCATACACGCTTGTAGTGCGTCGGTTTTTAACGAGGTACGCAAGGTCATCTGATGTAAATTCGCCGTCAGCTTTTGGGTCATCGTTATTAGCGCTGAATTCTGCACGTGGGAATCCGTAAAGGATTTGCTGGTATGCAGCTTGCGGCGGCATAGGTCGCATTCCTCTGTCATCTAGCATCGGTTTAATAGTTGCGCCGTCTAAAATCTGTAGGCCGTATAGGTCTCCGCCTACTGTCTTTTGCGGCCAAATTGCTAATGCGTCAATTACGAGGATTTCCTCTAGCGCGATGTTAAGCCAATCAGTAAATGTAAGGCCGTTTGCTCTGTCCGGGTTTTCCCAAAACGAACGAATACGGTCAATTTCATCATTAAAATCTTCGCGCGCTTTTACCATTGCGCGTACATGGTCGCCTCCGCTTTCGCTAACTATCTTTTCGCTAGCGTCATTTCCGAGGACAATATCCCATTCTAGTCCGGCCGTTTTGCCTTTAATTACTTCTACGCAACGACGGAGTATGTCAATTTGGTCTGCCGCTGCGCGTAATGTCTTAAACGGTACTAGGCGTGTTTCTGTTATGTTGATGTTTTGTGCGACTTGGTATTCGTAGCGTCGCGGTTCCGGTCTTCCGGTGATTGGATTTACCGGGTTAATCGCGCCCGGTGTAATTGGAATACCCGGACCGAAAGGTACTCCGGCTAATAGTGGGTTACGTGGGAGAGCATTTACTGTTCCGTAATTTTGGCCGATTGCTCCGGGTGCTGCGTTACGCATTTGTTGTTCGTTCATTACTACCGAGCCAGCTGGTAAATTTGGTGCAGCTTTTTCTACGTCAGTTCCGGCTATTGCTTTTGCGATACGGTCGCGTAGACCCATTTGTATCTCCCTGTTAGCGCCCCTTGTAAATCAGGCTTGCGTAATAGTATCAGTTAATTCAGTCTGCGCCGTCAGCACATATTCGCCCTGACCGCAGACATTACACTTAGTCATCACTTGAGCATCATTTTCATCACGTGTTTCTACATAAAAATGATTGCAACAATCTGAACTGTATTCGTATCTAATAGCCATTTTATAACTCCTTTTTACCAGTAAAGAAAAACAACGCCGTTACCACCTGAACCAGAAGTTCTATTATTTGCAGCAGCACCACCGCCACCGCCTCCTGAACCACCGTTACCACCAGTAGTTGATGTTGCAGCGGCACCAGCGCCTGTGTATCCGCCACCACCGCCACCGTGACCTCTAGTTACTCCTGAAGAATTATCACCTGCTCCACCCGCATAAAAATCTCCTGTGCCACCAGCGCCACCTGTGGTAGCACCTCCGCTGTAGGCACAACCACCGCCACCGCCAATAATTCCATTGCCGCCTTTACCAGCAGTACCGCTAACTCTTCCACCACCGCCACCGCCAGAAACACCATCGCCACCTGCGTTATTGATGGCACCTCCACCACCTGCATATCCGTAAATACTAGCAATAGCCGCAGGTGCACTTGTATAAGAAGAAGTTGAAGTTGTACTAGAAGAAACTACAGAAGTTGCTCCTGCTGCTGCGCCAGCACTATTTGCCGAAGCACCGCCACCGCCACCGCCAGCCATCACTATTCCATAAATACTTGAACCACCCGAAACGCCTGCAGCGCTTGAGCCAGTACCGCCAATACCGACAGTTACGCTATTAGAAACATAAGTCCAACCAGCAGA